AGCAGACAAATCAACAGATATTCCCCAGTTAGGATTGCACATTTCCCAAACTTTTTTATCTGTCCAATCATAATTTTTATTTGGCTCATAAATTAAAACAAAGTTTGAATCATTGTCATCACGCTTTAAGACCTCTTTTGCTTCTTTATAGACGCGAATACCAACTGAACTACTTCCCTTACCAGCTGTTGAAATATTAAACATTAACGGTTGCGGCAATGAAATTTGTGCTGACTTAAAGTTGTCGTACTGTTCCATTTTTTCTTGTTTATGCAACTCATCGTTTAAAACAAAATATGGATTGGAGCCCTCTATGTTGTCAATATTTTTTGTTTGAACAATGAACTTGTTTGTATAAGCCATTTCTTCATGTAAATAGTCATACGTAATACTTGAAACGGTTCCTTTTGGACCTTTAAATATTTTAGTTCCATCTAATAACACAGGATTATTTAGAATAGTAGCGGCAAACGGCTTAGCAGCATATTGCGCTTGGGCAAAATCAGAAGCACATGCATAGCAATCGACAGATAATGCACCTTCGCCATACATCGCATATCCCAACGCACCTACGGCTATTAATGTTTTCCCATTTTTCTTTGGTATTTGTACATATGCTTCCCGAGTGACACGGACGACTTGGCCTTTTTCATTTTCTTTTACCCAGCCATAAATCCAAGAATAAATGAATTTTTCCCACGGCTCTAAAAGAAATGGTTTGCCTACCATGTCGCCTTTCGTGTGAACAATAAAGGATTCTACCCAGTCCATCATTTCATTTGCACGATCAACATCAAACCAAATATCTTTTCGTTTCTTCCATCGATACCAACGATCTATTGCTAAACGAACCGTTTTTGGATATTTCTTAGGATACTTTCTAACTTCTTTCGCAAATAAATCGGCATAATTTACACCATGTTCAATCATGTTTCATTACCTGCCTTTTTACGCCATTTATTTCGATGTTTAGCCAATTCATCAACAGGTTTTTCTTCTGGTCGTTTTATTTCTTCATCTGCTCTGGCTGTTGAACCACCAGTAATTTTTCTACCTGCTTTTGCTTTATTTGTTAATCCTAATAAATATAAAGCTTTCATCTTTTTATCGGCCCAAACTTCGACTTGTTGTGCCAACGGATGCTTACTGTTGTTTGTAGCACCAGCTTTATTTGTTGTTTTTTGTGTTTCTGGAAAACCTTTTTCTTTCCACAACATGTACTTGTATTGGTAAACTTCAAAAATATCCAAGTATGACTCAATCAATGGATCAAGAGTAATAGTGTATAAATCAGACTTGCGCATAATTTCTAAAATCCGTGCTTTTTCATGATTAACTTTTTCATCAATAATCGCTTTACGTTGCGCTTTAGTGGTCATTTTTTATACACCCCCTTTTTATTTTTGAAATTTTGACCTAACGATACGCGTGACTCCCTCTACCCTATCTCCCAGAGAAAAATTTGAATTCAATTTGATAGGGGGGCTTCATTTAAAAATAAGACGGAAAAACTTTTTTGGTTTCCGTTTCTTGCTCTACAATCGGATGACATTCAGAACATAAAAGAATTAAATTGTTTGGATCAAGCTTTAATAATGGATTGTTTTTGATAGGAACAATGTGATGCACATGTGCTTTTCGACCGAAAACAAATTTGCCGCAACGTTTGCAACACCCTCTATCACGTTCGTAAATAACCTCGCGCATGTCTCGCCATGCTGGCGTTCGATAAAACGATTTGTTCTCATGATGATAAACATTGCCTTGCTTCTTCTTTTTTCTCGAACTTCTAGCATGTTCAGAACAATAGGCACCTCTTTCTGTTGTGTTAGAACAGCCTTCAAACTGGCAATAGCGCATTATTCAGATTCTTTAATAATATTGAGAATCTCAGCTTTTACACGAACAGCACTTGGAATTTCAATATCATTTCGTTTCGCATATTCACGTAATTCTTTTACAGACATCTTATCGAAAGACAATTCATCATTATTAGTACCTGCATCACCAGCCATATCCATTTCTGTATGACCATCGCTATCGATTGGTTCGTCATTTGACTGTTCATACTTAATTCCATCAGTATCAACCGTTACATTCCCTACAGTAATTGGTAATCCACCAACATGTAAATCAGCTTCTTTACTTAGCATTGATTCAGGATTTTCAGTAACTTCAAAATCAGTTTCTTGACCTTTAGGTACAAACACATTTCTTTTTTCTTCAGTATCCCAGTACTCTTTACCAGATGCTGAACTTCTAATTAATACACGCATTGTCTTACTTATCCCCTTTCAAAATGAAAAGACGACAACTAAATGAATAGCTGCCGTCTTAATTACTAAATTAACTTTCTGAGTGTTTTACCTTCATCATTTAAGAGCCATACTGCAACAATTTTAAAATCTTCGTAATATGGCAGGTTAATTGCAGTTGTTTGCTCCTTACCAAATGTAATGATAATCGGGTTACTCATGTTAAAAACTGTAACTGCATTACTATCACAAGAAGTCCCTGAAACCCCTCCGATATAGTCCGCTAAAAGTTTCGCTGCTTCTTTACCTTCTAATTCTTTTTTATTAAACTTATCAATTTGCAATAACATATAAATCTTCCTTTCTATCTGTCTTTAATTTTACATAAGCTACGCTAGCAATCGCCAAAATATATCACTCGCAAACCTGTAGAAAAAAGAGAGAGGAAATTCACCTCACTTCTTTAGTTTTATGATTTGTGGTTTGCGAGAGAATCTAAATGAGATCACAAGTGACTAAACGAAGAAAGTAGAATTTTTTTACTTCCTTGTAATCTCAAATCAAAAAAATAAGTAGGCAATCGTTCCGTTAATGTATTTGTGTAAGTGTGTCGCATTTCTTATTTTTTTGACACTATCATAATAACTCGTTTCAAAGGTATATGAAGTGTAGATAAAGTGTATAAAAGAGGTATAAAAAGTGTAATAAATGGCTACTTAAAAGCAACCAGTTCCAGTGCCGAAGCAAATTGAACAATGATCATATTAGATTCTTGTTTTACTGATTCCTCACTGATACAGTTTCGTTGTGCCGCTAGATAGATTGGATTGCCGTTGATATAGCGGTCATAGAAGATTCTTTTTCTTCTCTCCGTTACATCTGGTTTGTGCGGATGCTGAATCGCAGAATAACCTCTAACAAAAAGCTTATGAAGATAATCAAACTCTTCTTGTGCTTCTTCTTTCTGGATCAACATTTGTTCGGCTTCGAAAACGTTATTGGCCGTTGATGGTGGAACCAAAGAGAATGAAGCTGTTACTTTTGGTTCCCTCGGCTGGCCAACACGACATCTAGCAGCAAGATAGGCAGATAGGAACACACTGACATTATGTTTTGTTTGTTCCATATCTACGTCCTTTGCATCTGGTGTTTCATATTTCTTTACGTCAAAAAGTACCATCCTTTGATTCCCCCGTTTATGGTATAATATTCGTGTCGAGAATATTACCAACGGTCGGAGGAATCCGGCTTTTTTTATTGGTTTTAAAAGTCAACGCTACCTCGTTCATCTCTTGCTCTAAACTTTGGAATCATCTTCTTCACTCGCTTTCAACTCTTGTTTGCTTAAATATTCTTGGAATCTCACTTTATCTTGCACATTCCAAACGTGTTTACCATAGTTTTTATACTCAGTTCTAGGCATTTTTTTATAAGGGATTTTTTCACGTTGGCAATGTGCGATTAGAGACGACATCTTAATGTTTAATTTTGTGCATATTTGGCTGAGGTAGTAATCTTCGTCAATCAAACGTCGGATTTCTGTATCTAGCTCTTTAATCTTCTTGTGCTTTGTCAGCCCTAATTTTTTAGCCCTAAACTCAACAGCTCCAACTGTACGATTTAACCTATCAGCTATATACTTATTTTTCATAGATAGATAGTGCTTTTTTAAGAACTCATCCTCTTTTTCAGACCATAGACGGTGCATGTAGCATCTAAAATCATCTTCTTTTCGCATTTTGCACAATTTTTTTCTAATCGCATTGATGCTTCTGTTCAAGTACTTAGAAGCTTCAATTAGCTGAGTATCGTTTTCAAAAACGAAATACTCTAAATACACTAGTTCGTCTTCTGTCCATTTTCTATACATGAAATCACCACACTAGGAAAGTTGCATCAATGCACCAAGAATCTTTTCATCATCTTTACTCTGCAATTCATCAATGATATGCATGTATGTTTCTTGAGTAGTAGTTACGCTTGAATGACCTAGACGTTTAGCTATGCTATGAGTTGACACCCCGTCAGCGAGTAAAATACTTGCATGTGTATGTCTAAGTCCGTGCATTGTGATGACAGTGATTCCTGATTCTTTGCATTTTCTGATCAGGTGGGAATTGTATGTTGAATTGAAAATTCGTTTATATTTGCCTGTCTTTTCATCTCGATTTACAAAAATCAATTCATCTTGAGGTAAATTTTCAATGAGCGGTTTAAACTGACCAACTATTTGCCAATCAATGCTTATCGTTCTAACAGAACTTTTGTTTTTCGTATCCTGAAAAAACATTGTAGAATTTTTATAGTTCAATGTTTTATTAATGCTGACGGTATTTCTGGTCCAATCAAAATCAGCTGGTGTTAACGCAATGGCTTCCGCAAAGCGCATTCCTGTTTTTGCAACCAGTAAAATAAACCAATCCATATTTATCCCTTCGCCAAGTTCTAGTGATTTCAACAGCTTTTGTAGTTCGCCTTTTTGCAAGAATTTTTTCTTTTTTGGTCTCGGCGGTATTCCTTTGATAATCGCTTTGTAGGTTGGATCACGTTTAATTAGTCCTTCGTGATACATATCTCTTACACAGCTGCCAATTTGGTGATGGAAATCCATTGTTGTCTGCCGCTCATGTGTCAGAGCGTATTCGTTAAGAATGCTTTGATAAGCCTTTCTATCTAATTTATCTATCGTTAAATCAGGGCAAATTTCAGTAAGGTGTTTGTGGGCTATATAATATTTACTAACTGAGATATCTCTAATTGCACCTACTTTGTAAGTTTCAATCCATTCTAAAAAATAGCCTGCAAAAAGTCTGGGACGTTTGCTCATTCGTTTTCTCCTCCTAACACGCTGGGACTTTCGATGTGGTCGATAGCCTCTTCTAACCATTCTCTGACTTGAAACTCTTTTGTGACCACATCGCTATGCGGCATAACATTTACATCGCTAAAAGCCAACGAATCATCTTTTGAATTTTGTAAAAAGTAAATCTGTTTTATTTTTCTGTCTAGCGAATCACCGTGGACTACGGTGGCATTCATGCCCCGAATGGCCAAATTAAAGATCAGGAACGGAATGGTTCTATCAGATAACTCCTCTAAATCGTAAAAAGTCATTGATGGTTTATATTCAAAAAAACCAATAGATAGTCTGTCTGCTCGCCATTTTTGTATGATCATTCCACCTGTCCCAGAAGCTACTTCATGTGTCAATCCACTTCCAGGTCCTACGATTTTTGCAATCACTTCTCCAATTGAATTTGGTGTGAAATCTTGTTTCTTAACTTTTCTATCTGCATGTTCGTCTTGAAAATATTCGTGAAACCAATCGAAAGTTAAATCTTTTTCTATTTCTAAAAATTTGTTAAACACGATTTCTCGTTTATCACGATTTAGCAATATATTCATGAGCGCTTCTGGCGCTTTGTAGGCATCATCAACACCTAGCAGTTCATTTATTTTTTCTGTTGTTAATTTCATTGTTTTGAAGGAGCAAAAAGCTTTTTATGCGGCCGCAAATCTCCGCTCCTTTCTATTTATTTTTCACAAATGCTTACAATGTGCTTGCATAATTTTTCTGGGATCCTGGACCTTTCAACGCTACCTTTTAACCCTTGAGTGCCAGTCTTGCTACCCCTTGGCGCCGACACATGGCACGGTGCCCCATTCTTGCACATCGGCTTGAATCGAGGGCTTGGGTGATTCGTCCAAATGTCGGTGGGTTTCATTCGGGTATCGCCGTATTGGCAATATGTGACTGTGTATCTTGGTAAATCTTTCATAAAGTTCATTTTGCGCATTCCTCCACGAGGATTTTCAAGAAACCAATATTTCGGATTTAATTCCTCAATCAATTTCAAAACATGTTGATTCACTTCATCACAGAATTTTGCATAATCTGAAACTGGCGCAAGGTTTCCATCACTTTCTTTTTTTCTGTGATGAGAAATAGCAGCAATGCTGTAGCTTGTGCAGTCAGGACTAGCCCATATCACATCAGGTTTGCCGAACTTATCCAAAATTTCCACTGCAGATATTTTTCCAATGTCAGCATACCAATCAATATTTTTGTGTTTCTTATCCCACTCGACACTAAAGACTTCATGCCCTTGTGATTCAAACGCCTTTCCTATCGAGCGTGTACCAGCGAATAATTCTAGTATTTTCATCATTTCAAAGGAGTAAAGAATTCTTTGTGGTCGACCAAACCTCCACTCCCTTCTACAAATTCACTGGCTCTTTTTTATAACCAGCATCAATCAAAATACTTTCAATTACATAAAGGTCTGTTTTCTGCTTTAAACTAGCCTTAAATTTCTTCGCAATATTTCTAGCTTTGTCTAAAGAAACGACTTCATATGTTTTAGCCAATGCATCTGCAATAATTGCGGATGTTGGCGTATAATAAATCTCCAGCAAAATGAACACTCACTTTCTACGAGATTATTCTTCGATTTCTTCTTCATCATCTTCAACTGTCTTTTCAGGGAAAATGATGTTCTCTTTGTTTTTGCTCCAAGAATCTGCAAACGGTGCAAAGTGTTGGCGTGCTAGTTCAACTTGGTTGATTAGATTTTCAACTGAAACATCATGATCAGCCGCAATTTCTTCTAGCGCTTCCCCTTCATCGATTCGATGCAATACGCCACGAACGTTGATTGTTACTGATTCTGGCCATTCGATAGTCGTTGCTTTCTTGATGAATTCGTCAATGGTTTCTTTTGATACTTGCACAGCAACTTCTTCGACTTCTTGCACATCATCGCCCATTTCTAAAGAAGTTTGTTCTTCTTTTAGAACTTCAACTGTTCCATCGTTATTTACAACGTATTCGACATTCGGCTTATTAGTTTGCTTGTTAACTGGCACCTTATACTCAACAGTTTCTGGCTCAATAGTCGTTGATACTGTTTTGCCTAAAAATTCGTTTAAACTTTCATATTTCCCTTTTAATGAAGCGTTGCTAACCACTAATAGTACTTCGATATTTCCGTTTGATTTAGATGTCACTTTTTTCACTTCTGGTCTGAAATTTACTTGTTTTGTCATTTTATTTTCCTACTTTCGTTTAATAATTAGTTGCATCTTTCCATTCGTAATCGAAATTATCGGTTATGAATGGTCTTTTTTCGTTTAAAGGCTTAGTTACGCCTTGTGTGATCACTTTAAAATCTCTAGCACGAACAACAATCGCTTCAACTGGATGACCATATCTAAGGGCAAATAGACGAAAACGAAGCTTAACGGATTGGTCAATGCCATACACGCCAAAAGAGTTTTTAATGTCAATAACATGTCTCCAACTTCCATCTAAGTTTTTTATGATGAAATCAGGTGAATAAGCTATCGCCGAAATTTTGCCTATACCATCCGCAGTTGGTGTAAGTTCGGTTAGTTTAAAACGCGGATGAACTTCAAAAGGTAACCCACAATTTTTGACAAACTTTGTATAAAAGTTAGCTTCCTTCTGGCTATCAAATGTGTAACCATCAATCGTGACTTTATTTCCTCGCTTATTTAGGGCTGTGGGGGATTGCATTGTTTTAACTCCCTTTCCTTGGTCGCAGTTTCCGCTCGAACTGCTTTTCCATCTTTATTGCATTCAGGACATGGAACGGGCGTTGCATAATTAAATCTATCTTTGCCCCAAATCACACGCTGATCTTGACATCTAACACACTTCATTCTTATTTAGCCCCTTTCATCCAAGTTTGGTTATCTTTTGTTACTTTTTCGATTGGCTCCTTTTTAAAGTCTACTTTGGTAGCTTTTACTGTGTGCCTCTTCGGTTTTTCTGGCATTATGATGGCTTCCTTTACTTCTGAAACGGTTCCGCCAGATACGATTGTTGCGATAGCTGCTGTCTCTTTTTGTTCAAATAGCACAGCATCTTTTAAATTGGCTACTGGTCGACCATCTTTGCCAAGATAGGCTGAAATTTTCACTACATATGGCATTGAATGATTCCCCTTTCTATCAATTTGTTTTTAAGGCTTTAAAATGCGTTTTAAGCCGTTTTTCTTTCTTTATATCTATTTATATTCACTTGATTGTAAAACTGCTCTACGCTGAATATATTCGCTAAAAATAATATTTTAGATACCTGCTACTCGTTTGTCTGATGTCCCCTCAATTTTCATCACAAAACCTTGTGAATTACTCATGATGCGAGAAAGGATTCTCTCCCCATAAGCTTGGCTCATTTCTTTACCTGTTAAATTGGTTGTAAATACTGTTGCTTTATTCTGCCGAGCTTCTACAATGCGATTTAAGGTGTCGTTATTAAAGTTGGTACTGTCATTACCTTTAACGCCTAACTCAGCTCCTAAGTCGTCCAAAACAACTAAATCAGCGCTTTTTATCTCTGCCATTAAGGTTCCTGTTATTGCCTTTCTGGCTTGTTCATCTTTCATCGCAAATTTTAGCTGTTCTAAGAGTTCCGCATAGCTAATGAACAGGCAGCGTTTATCATAGTTTGATTTCTCCAACACTTCCCAAGCCGTTGACATAGCTAAATGACTTTTACCAACACCGCTTTTGCCTGAAAGAATCATATGAATTGGTTTATTCAAAAGAATTTCAGTTGTGGCTCGATTGGCAATTTCAAAAGCAAGCTTGGTTTCTGTGTCTACTGTTTTGTATGTTTTAAAACGACAATTAATTAAATTTTTGTCGGTATAAAGCGAGCTATATTTCAGGTAATTAATCGCTCTAGCTTTCAAACTATCGTTAAACATTTTCTCTGTTTCAAGGTCTTCTGCTTTTTTGCGTGCTTTAAAGCCACATTCCATGCAAGTTGGCGGACACCTATCGGACCCATCTTTGTTTTTTGCACGCCAAGCATAAAGATTTCCTCCGCACTCTGGACATGGATCAGGTGTAATGTAAAGTAACGTTTTAATCATTTTTGAAAATCCATCTGATGCTGACTGCATTCTTTCACTTCCTAAAATCCAAGATCATCGTAATCTGAATGACCTGTGTTTGATTTCTGTTGCTTGGTTGTAGTACGTCCTCTTTTTACGGCTAATGCTTTTACATCATCTAAAGTTTTAACGCCTTCTTGTTCCCAATTTCTCAAAATACTTTCAGTGTATTTGAAATTTCTAGCATTTGATTTTGCGGAAATTTTTAAAGCTTCACTTACTAATTCAGTTGATAAATCATTACACCAGTACTCTAAATTTTGAGTAGTGACCGAATTTAGCATTCCGAAAATTGATTGATAAAGTTGAAAAACTGACTGCTGCTCTTCTACTACTACAACATTCTTTTCATTCTTATCATTCTTTTCATTCTTGTATGTTGTCAACGGCTTGTCACTCGATTGTCTTTGGCTTGTCAACGGCTTGTCACTCGATTGATAATCAGACCAATTTTTTATTGTTATAACGCTGTATCTTGCGTTTGATTGGATTGTCAATAATTCTTCATTTTCAAATTTCTTAAGCCATCTCCATAGCGTTCGCCATGCAATTGCTTTGTCACTCGACACTCCTTCGTTGTACTCTTTTGCTATCGCATGGGCTCCCGTGACGAATTGTCCGCTTGTCAAGCGGACTTCTTGGCCATTAAATAAAAACTTCCTATCTTCATGACTTGCTTTCATTAAACAGAGTATCCAAAGCTTGAACATATCAGAATTGGTCCAAACGAATGAATTAGTCACTTTTCGATACAATTTTATATATCCAGTATTCATTCGTTATGCACCTCCTATAAATCGTCCATACTGGTAAAATTTGTAATTTTGTTGTGCCCCCTACAATATTCACAAGTTCCACAACTAACTGGCTCCTCTTCGCCATTTTTCACTCGCACAACATGCTCGATGTTTTCTTTTAATTCTTCTAATTCGTATATCATTTTTTCTTCGCTAAGAGTGATTAGTTTTGCTTCACTAGGTGTTTGTTTCGAAACGGCTGCAATGAGAGGAAGAAAATTTTTGTCATATTGTTGCCGAAGCAGTTCGCAATAAACAGCCATTTGCAACACGTAACCGAAGCGTTCAATAAAGTTTGCTTTTCTGTTTAAACGTTCGTCCCATTTTTTCTCGTGCATATCTTTGGTTGTTTTGATGTCTACAAAATACTTTTCTTCTAAATTTAAACAATCGATTTTCCCTTTCCACATTGCACCGCCAATTTCACCTGTGACGATCACTTCTTTTTCGCCTTGATAAATATTTAAAAAGGCTTCTTCTTGTTTTAATCTTTCAATCATCTGCTCGGCAATTTTGAAATCTTTCAGTAGGCCAAACGGTTTTCTTGAAGAAAACATTTTGCTTTTGTTTTCTTCTTTGAATGATTCATGAATTTCTGGTGATTCAAAGTAAGAATGAACATAATTACCAACTAGCAATGCTTTTGGATCACTCTCTGGTGTCCATTCGCCTTTTAACTTGGCAAGAGCTGCAGCTTCACATTCTAGAAATTTTTTATATTGAGATACAGACATATAAGCTAGGTCCGCTTCTTGTGAATAATAATTTTCATCAGAAAGGATAATCGTCTTCTTCAATCGTTGAGACATCAGCTTCACTCTCTTTCTGATTGGTTTCATAACCAGCCATCACATCTAAAGTTTCCTGAACTGGCTCTTCTAAAATTTGGTCCGCCACTTTCGTTAATTCTTCTTTTTCAACTGGTTTAGCTTGTTCAATATCGTTTTCTTGCTCAATAACTTTTTTATTGTTGGTAAATATTTTTTCTTCAAGTGCTATTGCTGTATCTGCAACTGGTTCTGCTTCCTTACGTCTGTTTTCATCATATTCGTATTCTGTTGTTCTATTAATCGCATCTGTCAGTAAATCACTATCATCGCTTGTATTGATAAATGTTTTAGCGGCTCGATTGATTACTGTACGTTTAGCCATTTCTCCTGGAAAATCATTTTGAACATTTTTTGTTTTCGCCTTGCTCCAAGATTTATCAATTTCTTTTTTTGTCATGACGGTATAAACACGTTCGCCATCGTTTTTTTCAATTACTGCAAAAGCACCAATAATTTCATTGTCTTGATTTGCGAAGTCTGGCTCAAATTCTTTAACGACTGTTCTGCCTTTTTCACTGCCAATCCTAAACACATCACCTTTGTGAACAACTTCCGCCCAAATATCTTTAACATTTGATAAACGTTTCAAAACGGCTTGTGTTCCAAAATATGATCGTTGCATTTGTAACTCTTTTCCATAAACAACAAAATAACATTGGGTTTTTGCTGGACTTAGGCCTTGAACAACCATATCTAATAAAGTGTTAGCAACAGATTCTTTTGTAACAACTTCTAAAGCAGGTCTTTTATTTCGATCTTGTACTTTTTGAATTGCAAACCATGCTGATTTTAGAGCATTCGATGCATTGTAATTAGCTGGCAATTGTAACCCATTCTGCTCTAAACCTTTAATTCTGTTAGAAACTGCATCAGTAACGTCTTTTTGTAAAATAATTTCCCCCATCATTGATTCTCCTCTTCTTCGTCATATTCCCATGTTGGCTCTAATGCTTCTTTTTCTTCTGGCGACTCTTGTCTAGCCCCTAATGAATCAAATTCATTCGTGACAATCTACCTCCAATTTACTAATCGATTTTCTTAGTTCGTCTTTCATCTCTGTTATCCTGTCATTTACAGCATTTTCAACTAGTTCCTTGATATCTGCTTGAATTCCAACTATCCCTAAATCTTCTTCTAGCCGAACTTTGTGCCAACGACTATGTCCTTCTTCTCTGAAAAATCCAGACCCCATAAAGTGTGTAGGGATACCAATTTCTATATCTGACATCACTTCTTTTTTATTATTTAAAGCAGGGTTCTTTAAACTCACTAAATATTCTTCCGCTTCTTTGATCTGGCCAATCAAATTTTCTAAATACAGAAGCTTTTTATTTGCAACATCAATTACTCCCATGTTTACCACTCCCAAAATATTTTGGTTTTGTTTTCTTCAAGTTCAACGTGATCAAATCCTTCTGTTTCTAATTGAGATAAAAACGTTGATGTAAGACCTTTACTATTCACCACGCAACTTGTATTACCATTTGATGCTGCAGTTCGAATTGATTGAACAATTCTATTTTGAGCATTCGCTAACATTAATTCGTAAACATCATCACTTAAACCTCTTACTTCAATCATTGCAGTTCACCTCGTAAAAATGCAGTTAGTAATTCATCCATAGATTTTTCATTTGCAGCATCTTCGGCTCTTTCTGCTACGCATTCTGGACAATCACAAGATTCGCTTATACTTAATTGCTCTTTTAGATCACCTACAAGTTTTTGCAAGAGTATAGCTAACCCGATAACTGAACCACAAAAAGCAGTACTTCCTTGGCCTGTTTCAAAATTTGTAGCACATAGAAGAAGTTCAACATTCTGTGCCTTACATTCTTTTTCAAGTTTAATAATCATTCTTTCAATTTCTTTATTCATGTGGTACACTCTCCTTGAATTTGATATTTGTAATTGACCTACTTTGATGACCGTCGAAGTGGGTCTTTATTTTTGTTTTTTTATTTCTCGATCTTCAAGCGCTAGGTCATACATTAAAAGCCAAATGATGAAAGCTGCTATATATAGGTTTTGAATTAATGGGCCAATATTGCCACCTACTAAAAGCCCCAAGCCAAAAACGATTAGCAATGCCGCTATACGTCTTAAGTGATATATTTTTTTCATATTATTTCCTCCCTAAATTTCGCTTGCCCAAGATTTATCTTTTTTGTGATAGAAGCCATCTGCGACACTCTTCTTTGTCGTAGAACTTCCCTTGCTTACTTACTGATCCATGTGGAAGACCTAGCTTCTCCCATTCCCTTATTGTTGTTGTGGATACATTGAAATATTTTGCAATTTCTGTTTGATTTAAGACTCGCTTATCAACTGCCGTATCTCTTCGTACTTTTTCTATTTCATCTACAATAATTCCATGTACAAAATCTCTTAGAGAAGCTTCATTTTCTGGAGTTAAAATCACTTCCACTTTTACCAATACCTCCTATCTAATATCTAATATTTTTTTGATATTCCGAACTTGCTCTTCTGAACGTCTACGACCATGAAGAATATCTGATAAGTACGGACTTGAAATCCCTAATTGTTTCGCTAACCAAGATTGGTTTTTCCCTGCACGAATTAGTGCTGCTCTTACTTCGATAGCTAAATCTTGTGACATTTAATTACCTCACTTTCTTTTTTTGATATAATTTCCTTATCAGCAAGTGGTCTGCTGAAATAACTGATAAGGTGGTGGATGATATGAATAGAGTTATAATTAATTTCAAGGTAAAAGAAAAACAAGTATTTTATGAAATTGATCAAATTATTTTAGATGGTAAAACGTTTGATCCTGAAACTATTACTGCCTCTGATATAAGAAATGCAAAATCATTAAACCTAAAAGGTGATGGCCAAAATGTTGCAATTCAAACAGAAGATATTTTGTCCTTCCAATTTTTAGCTGATTAAAATTTAGCAAGCATACGTGCTAATAATAATTGAACTAGCGCTTGAGTCATCTCTAAATCAGCAGGTATTCTCTTGCTAAAATGAGATAGTTGCCGGTCAATTAATTCATCGATTTTTTGAACTTGCGATTGCCCCTTGTTATTCACAGTAACTTGGGGCTTATTTTTGATTTTATCCATTCCCTTCACTCCCTTTCATCTCTAATTTGTAAGCTAAAAAATTAGCTAATTCAATAAAATTCGTTGACACTTTCTAACACATATTGTAAAATGAACCCATAGCTAAATAAGACTTTAAAAGCCTTCTAAAACAATACTTTTACCGTTCCCCAACGATTTTCAAGTTTTGTTTATAGGTTTTATTTGAGAACTTATTAGCTAATAAATTAGCTTACGTGATTATATTACTAACAAATATTGTAAATGTCAAACATTTTTACTAACTTTTTTTGTAAATAACGCGTAACTAGAAGGAGAATGCTTTCATATGAACCTTTTGGAACGTATAAAAAAACTAGCAAAAGATAGAGATGTGTCTATTTATCAGCTTGAAGAAGAAATAAATATTGGACGAAATACTATTTATCAATGGAATAAGCGAACACCTTCTTCGGATAAACTTGAAGCTGTAGCCAATTATTTTAATGTTTCTGTTGATTATTTATTAGGTCGTACTGAAAATCCAAACCAAGCTGGTGCTAAACCATCTGACGATTTAAATGATGTACTGGATAACGTCATGAGTTTTGACGGTGAACCGCTTGATGATCATGACAGAGAAGTTATCCGTGCATATTTAAAGGGTAGATTCGGGAAATAAGTCAAAGGTTGTGCTTATATGAAAAGTATCAAAGAGTTGGTAGAAGAATATAATGTGGAGTTAGTTTTTACTACTTTGAACAAACGCGCATGTTTCGACCCTACCTACGGTATCATATTTGTAAATCAAAATTTAACACCATCAGAACAAGAAGAAGCAATATATCACGAGTTAAAGCATGTAAAAGACCATGTGGATATAATGGCATTGTATAAAATTCCTGTTTTTCGTTCTAAGATGGAAGCTGAAGCAGAACAATATATGTTTAGAAGCTTAATCGAAAAATATGAAGGACAATACAATTACTCAAATGTTATAGCTCATTACAACTTAAAAATGGGACAAGAAATTTATTTGAAATAAAAAAAGTCCGTGCTGGGAACACGGACTTAAACCTCATTTAGAGATTTACTGACAAGCATATTATAACAGAAATGAGGATTAATTTAAAAATGAAAAAAATTGTTATTTTAGGTTTATCATTATTACTGCTGACTGCTTGTTCTAACGAAACTAAACAGGTTTCAAAGCAAAACTCAAGTTCTACCTCAATTACATCTGAAAAGAAAGATATTTCTGATTCTAAAAAAATTAATAGCTCAAGTAGTGAGCCATCAACTATACATTATTCAAGTACACAAACAGATGAAACAACACAAAAAGAATTAGGCGGGTCTACCTATTCCCAAATTTTAGAGACTTATACTCAAAAGTTGACTACAACTACACCTATATTGATTGAAGAACTGCGAAATGAAGGAGAACCTATAAAAGGCAATGTTTCAGCATTAGCTGAGGTTTTAAACTCTAAAATAGGAAAATTAGCAGATATTTCAAATACTGGAATTTCGGAAATGGCAAGCATACAACTTTCTAATAAAGACGACTATTCATTATATGAATCTTGGGCAAATAAACTAACAGATGTTTATACTGCTGAAGCAAATAAGTTAACAGACCTGTACACCGAATTAGCTGCTGTTGACACGGAAATTTCTACATCACAACAACCATTGCCATCTACTCAATCATCTTCAGTAATTGAACAACCTCAAAGCTCTGAATCTGAACAACCTGTATATGACGAAGTACGAAGCGGTGAAGGAGCTCGACAAGTAGCTGAAAGAAATGGCTTAACCTTAGAACAACTATTAGCATTGAATCCAGGCATTGACACCTCTGTTTTTTATCCTGGTCAACCACTACGAATTAAATAAATTAGAAAGGAATATTAAAAATGCCAACTACTAGAACAATGCCCGATTATGGAGAAAAAAGAAATGGTGGCAAAGGAGCACCTCCTCCGCCACCTACTCGCCCACAGCCTCGTCCATAGGCACTATATACAATTTCACTTTTTTCTCATAATCAATCAAAATATTTATATCATTATTTTTAAATAGAATTTCAACTGCTTCAACAGTTCGTCTTTTTTCAGGTTCTTTTGGTGCATATAATAGTAACTCATTGTATTCATCCGTATTATATTGATAAACATTTAAATAGCCAGAAGCGATATAGTTGTTTGCAAAATCAAAAACATAGATGTATTGATGATAAGAATTATCCAACGCAGTATCTCTAATTGCTCTATGTGTAAATTCTAGCTTACCTTTCTTTTTTCTAAGTTTATTTATCCAAGAAAAAAAAGATAAAATTGCTTTAGGTAAAACGAACAACCCAATTACTAATACTAATACAAATGATAGTATTGCAGCCGCAAATTGTTGGATGTACGGTTCCATATTCGACAAATTGTAAGAAATGATACTTTGAGCTAACAAAAATACAGCTAAATTAATAGCTGACAATATTGATACTACTGCTATTTTTTCTTCTTTTTGTGCATTTGATAAAACTAACAAATCATTACTTTTAATTAAGAAATAGGTAAAATATCCTGTAGCAGTAGATTGTATAAGTACTGCAAAAATATTTAAGTATTCAGTAACCATCAT